CGCCGGCATATGTTGCGTCGACCAGGCCGACCAGGACGTCGACACCCTTTTGTATTGTCATTATTTAAGCCTCGTCGGTGATAAATCGGAAACGCTGCACGCCCTGAAACGACTCGCCGTCGGGATCCTCAAACGACGTTGCAAATTCATTGTGAAACGTGATTAACGCATGGCCGGTAACTGACAGCGCAGCGCCATCCAGGGCGTTGCAAATCAGGTTTTGCAAATGTTCGACGCCGGCCGTTGTGCCGCGCCGTATTGAATAGGTATGAATCTCGACAGTGCCGGCAAACCCGTCGCTTGACTTAGTGTCAAACAGGCGCCCAGCGATTGCCGCGACTTTGATGTAAGGCAGGGTCGTAACGCCGGCGCGTGCCTTTGTGACGACCTGCAAACCTGTGATCGCGGTTAACGCGGCGTCGGCCTTTAGAGCGGTGACGACCGCGACGCGCAGCGCCATGCGACTATCGGCGGCCATTGGCAAACCTTTCCAAAGCGCGGTCGACTTCGCGTTTAATGTTGGCGACGGCTTCCGGGAATATCTCGGTTACGGCCGGCGCGACGATCGGAGTCGCCGGTTGCTTGCGTGTTCCAAATTCGGCGAAGTGCGCGCGCCACCCGGCGCGGCGCCACTTTCTAACGGCGCCCTTCCTGAAAAACCCGACTTTCCAGACAAACCCGCCCGACTGTTTGACGCGGGCGACACTGTCCAGCAAATCGCCTTCGTCGACCAGGCCGCGGCCCTGTATGTTAAACTCGATTTGGTGCTGCAAATCGATTGCCGAGTCTTCTAGTTCGTCCAGTAACGGCCGCACGATTTCGCCGTTTTCTTTTCCAATGCGCTGCAATGTCCGGCGCAGGCGGCTTGCGTTTCTAATCGACGAACGGCGTGCCATGTCTTTAAGCCTCGCCGGGTTCAATCTCGCGCGCGGCGATCGTCAAATAAAGCGGCCGCACCCCAGCGCGTGAAACCTCGACAATGCGCATGGCAAGGTTTGCATTTGTCACCCAAACCAGGCGGTCGGCGGCGGTGACGCCGGCGGCGTCGCCGTCATTGCGAATTTCAAACCGTGTTAGCGGCGCGTCAACGTCGGCCACGCCGGCGGCCATTACGGCCCGCGGCGCCGTTTCGACCACGCCGGCCCATACCGTCGCCAGATCCGCCCAGGTTAAAACAGGCTCGCCGGCGCCGTCGTCGGGTTCCGACGCGCGTGTAATCGTAATGCGTTCGCTTAATTGCCCAGCGCGCGCGACCATATTAACCGACCCGCTTGATAATGTGCGGTGCCGTTAGCGCGCGATATGCCAGCGGCAATTCGATCGCGATCGTGCCGGTAACAATTGACTCGCGGTTTTGGTAAAGCATGCCAACGTGCAAGCGGATCGCGGCGAGCAAACCGGCCGGCACGTTTTCGCCGTAATCGATCGGCGACGACGTCGCGGTATGGCCGACCGTCATTCGCACCGTTACCGATTCAGGGTCGTTATCAGTCGACGGCCAGTCTTGCCCGTCTTTAAGATAAAACCGGCCCAGGCCGTGACGAAATGCCAAACCGTACACCGACGACGCCAGCGTTTGCGAGTCGCCGTTGGCGTCGCGATAGCTAACCAAATCGATTGACTGCACGGGCGCCAGCGGCAATTCGATCGCCCCAGCGGCCGGAAACCCATCTATTGACCACTCCCAAACCTGTTCGACCAGGCAAAACCCGCCCAGGATCCCGGCGCGCGCGTCCAAATGTTCGACCGCGGCGTCGATAAGCGCGGTTATGTAATCGTCGTCGGCCGTATGATCGACGCGCAAATGCTCTTTTGCCTGGGCAAGCGTGATCGGCGCGGCGGTTGGCGCCGTGTATCTTACTAAATTGCCGATCATGGTTTTAAACTTTCCAGTGCTGCGCGATCCAGTCGGCGCGCAATTCGTGCGGCTTTTCGTGGCCGTGAAAGTACACCAGGCGCGCGTCGGCCAAACCGTCGCGGCGCACATGGCACTTATAGCTTGCGACATGCCCCGGCCAAAGCGTGTCTATTATGGCGTGCGGTTGCGCGCGCAGATATTCCATATCGTTTTCGCCGCGCCAGTTTTGCCAGAGTCCGGCCTGGCCGGCCGGCACCAGGGCGACGCCGTTGCAAACCCGCGACGGTTTGAACGGATCCAAAGGCAAGGCAATGCGATCGGCGGTTAGGCAATAGTCGGCTAAATGCCCGACGTCGCCCGTTACGATCGTGTCAAGCCCGACCAGGATCATAGGCGAGTCCAGTCGATAAGGTTCGATGCAATCGCCATACCCAGGCGTCGCGCTTGTTAACCGGCGTTGCGATATGCCGCCGCTAAAGTCGCGGTCGCGGTCGGTAAACACGACAAACCGAAACGGCCGCGCCAAATGCCGGCGAAAACCGGCGTGCAATTTCTCCACCCAAGTTTCGTTATAACAGCGCGAAAACTCCGCACTGTTTTCGTTAGGATCCCAAAGCAGGGTCGCAACGGTTAGCACTGGGCGAACCGCATGCGCTCGCGCTTGTCCAGCGGCGTTTCGTAATAGCGCGCGTCGCCGCCCGCTAATAGCGTGTTTTCGATCACGTCGGCGCGTACAATCTCGCCGGCGGCGATCATGGCATTAGCGCCGATCGACACGCCCGGCATTATAACCGCGTTTGCGCCGATCGATGCGCCATTGTCGACCGTTATTGCCCAGCGCGACCCGTCAAACTGTGCCGCGTCAAATCCGGTTTTGCAGGCGCGCGGCCAGGCGTCATTGCAAAATGTCACATTAGGCCCGACGAAAACGTCGTCGCCAATATGAAAGCCCGGCCCCATGGCGACGCCGTGCGCAATTATGCAACGATCGCCAAAGCGCGACCCGTCGATAGTCGCGCCGCTGGCGACATTGCAGTCGTCGCCCAGGATAGCGCCGCGAATTACGCTTGCGAATTGCCACACGGCCGAACGCGCGCCAATTGCACCGACGCCGTCGACGCATGCCAGGGCGTGAATCTTTGCCGTCGGGTCGATCATAAAACAGACTCCAAATCGACACGCTCAAAACACGACAGCGCGGAAACCCGCGACGCGTTTAAAACGTCGACATTTTCGTCGGCCAATTGGGCGGCGGCGTTTTCGAACGCGCTGCGCCAGCCGGCGAAGGTTTGCGCCGTCGGGTTATGCAATCCGTCGCCGCGCTTGTGGTCGCCGTGCCAGTGCAAGGCGCCGGCGGTTGGTTGCATGTCAAACCCGGTTAAAATGATTTTTCGGGCGCCGAAATGTAGCGCCAGGTTTAGCGCCTGGAATCCAGAATTGCCGCCCTGGCCGATCGCGTCGGCGTCCAGTATTAACCGATAACCCGCCTTAGAGCGGATCCAGCGCAAACCGTATTTATCGGCCGCGCCTTTGTCTTGTGTCCAACGCTGGCCGGTAAACTGGCCGGCCGTTGCCGCCTCATACCGTCGCCACCAGGCGCCGTCGCAAGCGTAAAGCGCGTCGGCCCAGAGCGCGCGCTCCCATGTATTATTTACGACCAGCACGCGCGCGCGTGCCTTTTTTGCCTTTTCCAGGTCGGCCGCGCGCAGGCTTGGCCCGCTCGCCGCTATCACTATCGTCGACTGTTTCCACTGGCGCAGGCTCGCGAAATTTGGAATCGGGCGCACCGCCCAGCGCCTTATTGTGCGGCGCACCTATAACGGCGCGCTTGGCAAATCCGCCGTTAATTGCGGCTTGCGCCAAATCGCCGTCGATCACTTCGCCGGGCATAATATCGCGCGGGTGCAATTGCCCGTCGCGACAGCCTCGAAACTTTTTTGTAACTTCCGCACGCATGTCGGTGACTCCTAAATGCCAGAAAATTAAACGCGACCGACGACCGGAGTCACAGCGTCGGCCGCGTCTAATTCATCAAGCCTTAACGGCTCAATTAGTGGTTATGACGTCGCGCACTTGGCGAGCTTCGCCGCGTCGTCATTCAAGGTTTTACCGCCAACACGGCGCCGCACGTAAAATTTCACGTAACCGGGCGCGGTAATATTGTCGTCGACGCTAATGCGCAGCGTGTCGACCAGGTCGACCAGCAAATACGCTTGCTGCCAATCGCCGATCGCGAGCGGGTAAGCGTTCGCGCCGATCGCTGGCATATCTTCCGCTTCGACGTGATCGTAACCGCAAAGCGAATTAGGTTGCCCGGCCGCTAGGCCCGGCGTCCAAAGATAATCGCCGTTTGCGTCTTTCATTTTGCGCACGACGGCCGCGGTTGCTTTGCTCGACAGCCATTGCGCGTTTGCCCGATAATCGGCTTTCAGCGCGTAAATCATGTCCAGCAAAACGTCGCCGGGATAATGGACGGGCGACGACGTCGCCAAATCGCCAAACCCAGCGGCGGCACCTGTTGGTAGATATTCGAGAGTCCCGAACGCCCGCGCTGGCGATTCTTCGTCGCCACTTGACGACGGAGTCGCATTTAGGAATCCGGTCGGCTTGTTCGATCCGTCGCCCGAAATGATTGCCGCGCCTTCCAGCTTGGCAAGTTCGCGCGCGGCCGAATTGACCAACCAGGTTTGCACGTCAAAGAAAATATCTTGCAACGATTCTTCGGATGCCTTCGGGTAAGCGTAGCAAGTGCCGAAAGTCGGCGCGCACTCCACAAGTGACGGCGTGTCCGTTTCCGAACGCGAGTCTGTTTCACCGACCCAACCGCCAGCGCCACCGTTAACGTCGACCAGTTCTTTATAGTCGGCGGATCCGGCACGCGCGACGCGTACCAGGCGGCGCAGCGGTGAAATGTCCAAAACTTTGTTATGGATCATTTCGCCGATTTCTTCCGGCATGGCATAACCGCCGGCGGCGGCGGTGCCGACCGTAACAGCTTTTTGGTCGCGTACCTGGGCGGCATGCGCGTCGCGTTGCGCGGCACGCAAAGCCTGGGCGGCTTCGTTGTCGCCAGGATCACGCAACCAGTTAACAAAGGCGGTTTTGTGCGCGTCGGCTTCCGGCGAGATTTGCGAGTCGCCGCCGGTTGGCTTGC